TGCATGTCTTTTTTATTAGAAGCGGCTTTTCGTTTTTCTGCGCTACTTGCAGATTGACCTGCACCTGTAGTGCCGTCTACTCCAGCTACTCTTTCTCTACCCTCTTTATCTTTTTCGAAAAAAGCCCCATTATTTTTAAGACCAGTAGGGACGTGTGCTTCGTCTAAACTTGCTTGAGTAACTTTTGTAGTGTCTTTTGTATACGCCATTACATTGTCTCGCATCTGAATGTTTCTTTTAGCTTCTTGATTACTTCAAGCTTAGCTTTGTTTTCTGTAAGGAAGACTGATCTAAGAAATTTAGTAGTCCAACTCATGTTAATGTATTCGTTAATTAATTTATCGTGCTCCTTGCATAAGTAATCATAATGTGCTTTACTGAACCGACTCTCTTGCCAGTCCTTGTATTGTTTTATTAAATCGCTTTTTTGTTTTGCATCCTGCTCTCTTGAAAAAACAGAAACTAAGCTTGCAGGTATTTTTGTTTTCATTATTCCATTCCCATCTCAGTAGGTGTCTCTTGCTCCATACTCTGAACCAAGTCTTGTTGTACTAACATAGAACGTTTCTCTGCTTCACCTTGTTCATCAATTGCCGCGAACTTAGATATAATACCGTATTCCTCTAGCCCTGACAACTCTGATATAGCTTTAGCTAAATTATAACTGTTTACATGACCAGCAATTATTGGATGCAGTTGAGACATACTTTGTATACCCGCTAACTGTTGTAACATACGAGTAAAACGTCTAGAACCTCTAGGTTGTATCTGAGCGTTAGCTTCAAGGTCTTCTTTCGTAACAGTCATTACTGTTCTTATGCCATCGTTATCGGCTGAAAGGACAGTGGCTACAGCTTGGAAGTTCTGAATAGCTATTGCAATTTGGTCTTTAATAACCTTCTCAATACAGTCTTGTTCGTACTGAGCTACTTTATCTATAAACCCTCTAAAAGCACCCTCTGTAAGATTCTGTACTTCAAAGGCTGTCTTCTCTCCGGGACTTCTAAAACCTAGGACATCTGAAGGCAGTCCTACTGATTGGACAATATCTTGTTGAATAAGTTCAATCTCTGTGTTAAAAGATAACGTTGAGCTATCTGGAGCTATGTCTCTAGCGTCTCCACCTACAGGGGCCCAGATCTCTCTACGGCCTGTACTGTCGTCATAAATAATCTCAGGTTCGCCTATGTACAGCTCATCAGGATTAATCATTCGATCTATAGCATCGTTCTTAGCATTTTGTCTGTGGTTAATCATGTAGTTCAAACCAATAATAGGTTCAAGAGGTCCTTGTGACCACAGGTTATCGCCACGTTCCTTCCATCCACCTTTACGTATACGTGACTCAGGGCAACTGTAGTTACTTACAACGTCCCCGTAATCGGCTATAATAATACATCTGTCGTCTATAACTTCTAAAGAAGCTTCGTCAAAAATACTGCCGTAAAAGAACAACAAATCTACGTATCCTGAACGAAAGTAGCTTGTTAAAGAATCAAAGCCTTGAGCAGTGAACTGTGCATCTTTGAAGTAATCATTGCTTGTAACACTGTCTCCGGTTCCTGTTCTTCTCAGTAAAATACCCTTAACTACTTCCTGATCTACACTTTCAGGGAAGTTCTTAGCAAACCTTGCGAACTCACCGACCGTCATTCGCTGTCTAACGATTTTAAAACTGTCATCAAAGCTAGGGGCTGTCGGATCAAAGATAATGTCGTACGGGCTGATACGGTGCGTTTTAGGGCCTATGTAGCCTGCTACAACTTGTCCATCTACAACCTTACTCTCGTCAACCATCGCTGTTTGTAAAAAAGCGTTACCGTAAGCACGTAAATCATCTAAAGACTTTTTACCTATACGAGTAAAGCCTGTTAAGGAATGAATCTTTTTAAGGTAAGCTAATACCTTATCCCGTTTGTCTTTAGAAATACCTGTACGGTCTAGTGGCTCCCACCCTAACCAATCTTCGTGTGGAAAAGCTGTAGCGTTTAAGATGCTTCCAAGCTTTTCATCAATCATGTGAACAGCCGGGGTGTGCATACTGTGATCAAAGTTATTGCCACCTTTTAAATCACGAGTGTCTGTAGCAAACCTGTACAGGTCTACCTCTTTCCAATTGTCTAAAGCTTTAACCCTGGAGTTATTGTATTGGCTCCAAAAGCCTGAAATAGCCGTAGCTACTAACTTGCTTGAGCTATAATCTGTGAAGTTAACTGGTCGTGTCATGCTCTTCTTCTACCTTTTCCAAATCTACTTATGTTTACTACATTACTGCTTCTAATTGAGGGGCGAGACTTTGCAGCCCTTTTACCAGTGCTTACTGCCATAAACACAGCATCTTTTAAATCGTCGTGAGGCGGTCTTGTTAACCTTAGTTCCTCTTCGAAGTCTTTAGTGTACCCACCTTTAGTGTGGTAAACACTTTTAGTTTTATACAAGGAGTTAAACAACTGTAAGTTACGTTCTTCTTTAGATTGAGACATTTGGTTTTTATGTTGATGGTTAACAATTAGAGGTACACCATCTTGTCTAAGAGAAGCTGTTAAAAAGTTAGCTATAACCTTGCCTCCTACGTTTGTTTCCACTGTTACCTCGGGAAAGGACCAATAATCCCAAAGCTCCTTAAGGTGAGTGTAGTATGTTTCAGCCTGTGCAGTTTGAAACCTTCTAAGGTCCAATATGTACAAATACCCCTCAGAGTCAAACGCAGTAACAGCGATAGCCGTGTAATCTCTTTTAACTCTTTTGTTTCCACTTCCCTCAGAAAACGCTAAATCCATGCCAGCATTCAGTTTTAAAGGTTTGTCAGCGTAATGCCACTTGCCTGATTTGTTTTCTAAGAGTTGCTGGTTGATATACATAAAGTGTTCAGCACTGATGTTGTCTACGTCAGCCGCATTGGGGTCGTTGTAATACTGAGCGTAATACAGTTCTAAGTTAAAAGCTTCTGCTTTCTTTTTAGCTAATTCGTTTTGATTAAAACCATACCAGTTACCGTCAGGCATTTTTTGTCTAGGCCAAGTAAAAATTCCAGAACCATCTTTTTTTAAACTGTTTTCTACAACCCTTTCAAACCACTGCCAAAGAGGTCTTTCCTCTATAGGTGTACCTTCTTCGTTGTACACTGTGTGTGTTTTTTCTTGAAGGTCTGCATACAGGTCGTTGTCTCCGTATCTTGTGCCTACCATCCACTTAATACTGCCTGTTGTGGCAATACTTGCGTAACTTTGGTATACTTCCCTTATAGCCTCACGTTCCGTTGCAGATGAATAATTTTCGTTTGTAACTAAGTCATCAAAAATGCACATTTTGTAGTGAGCACCAGTGTTTGTACTTTTAGCAGAGGTAGCCGATATTGTCGGGTCTTTTTCTGACTTAGGGCGTTCAGGGTGGTCTACCGCAATTTCGCTCTTAGTCCATGTCCCTGTAGGCTTGTGTTCCATTTTTCTTGTTCTAGCGCTAAGCTCGTAGTTCAACATCTCAGGCCATAACGCTCTGTGTGTTTCCCCTTTAAAGATGTTTTGGATAACTGTAAGTTGTCTATCCGCTAGTGTAGGGTTACTACTTACGTAAGTAACAGTAAACCAAGGGAACTTAGTAATAGCCCAAGAACAGGCTACAGCTATACAAAAAGACTTTTGATGATCTCTAGGAATTAAAGCTGAAGCATTATCTCCTTCACCTGTAAGGATTGCTTTTTCTAAAGAACGCTGAAAAAACATAAACATATCTTGGTGTACATCTCCAAAATACCTTTTAGGAAACATAACTTGAGCGTAAGTAAATAAATCGTTTTCACACTCTAGTCTGTATTGCTTATTGCTCATTCTTTGACTCTCTTCCCTCGCCAAGGCGAAATTTAATTATTCCAAGGTCTTTGTGTATGCTGGCTAAAATAGCTGAAAACGCTTTTAATTCCCCTTTAGTTTCAGCTAAACTTAACTGAAAAGGTTCAACAATGTGTTCTTTAATTTCAATTTTGTCGTAATAATTTTTAGTTAGTTCCATTTCCAAGCTCACTATTTTATCTCTAAGAGTTTTTTCGCTTTGCTCGGCCTGCGTTAATCTTTTGTCTAGCTTATCGAAATAACTCTTGGTTATCCAACTGGCCGCCCCTATAAGGGGAAGCCAGAGGAACTTAAGTACAAAGGTTACAAATTCGGTTTCATTCACTTTCTAACACCTTTCATTAATTTTGCAATATCTACTACCTCCGCAGGGGCAGAGACCTTTTTAGGCCTCCCTGCTTTATGTTTAGTGCTGATTTCGTGAAGGTATCTGCTTGCGGCTACATTGCCAGTTTTAACTTGGTCTATTAACTGAGACTTAGCTAAAGATTCATCTCTCAGTTTCATTTGATTACGCCAGTTATTAAGCCCTCCATATACCATACCGGTTGATGTAGTGTATCCCTCTGTAAACCAAGAAAGATTGCAAAGTTTTTCCCAGTGTTCCCAACTACCTAAAATTGTAATAGCCGCTTCGTACTCGTCTACAGACTCAATAAAAATCTTAGCAACACTGGTGTAAGTATTTCCACGTTTCGATGTGTAATCAACTGACCTAAGAGTAAACGGAGCCTCTAGGTTATTGAACTCGTAAAACAACCCTTGTGTTAGTTGTATTCCGTTTTCTGCTTTGTAGTCCATTACATACCCTTTTTGCTTTTCTTTTTTGCAGGCGCTTTGCTGTTCGGTTTAGGTGATGGTTTTCTTTTTGGTGCTTTCATAGTAG